CGATCCTGAACTCTAAAGGCTGAAGTACTTCGACAACTCAAACTCTCCGAACCTAATAACATACGCATCGGATGGGGTGCTGAATGGAACGGAAAAACGTGGGAATTTTCACAATCTTCGGGAGTACTTAGTCTTCATGGACAACTTCCCTTCTTTGGAAAGTGCTCAAAAGTTGCCATGTGTGGTATGATGTCACCGAGAAATACACCATATTCGAGTATCGAAGCGGCAGTTGAAGTTTCTAGAGCTCTGTGTCATGAACATTTTGGAACACGAGAGCCACTTCAACCCATTCTTCTCTCACAAGTCATATTATTACTTTTGGTGTTGCTTATAGTTTTAATTCTAATGTATCGTAATATAAATCAATGAAGTTCATGACCAAAGTCTATGAACCGATGTATGATTTCAATAATAAAAAATACATTCGTCTCTCGATACCCCTCAAGTGTGCCGAGAGTATTGAACGAATACACGCTAATAAATCTCATCTGCTCATGAATCAAAATGTGGACAACCCTTTGGATGGTAGAGTTCTCACTGTAAAAGTTCCGTTCCGATATAGGAGAGTGATGTGCGAAGTCCGAGGACGTCCAGTGCAGTCTCTTATAAAGGATGATGAAGTTGAAGTCGATGTAAACTTTAAAGGTGTTTGGAACGTCGGAAATCACTCAGGTTTCTCTTGGATACTCTCAAGTTCATCCACTTCTTGATTAGGATCGTCAGGGAGATCAATCGTCTCAAGTCCACCCTTCTTTAACCCCTCAAAGGTCTGAAGCATACCCTGTAGACGGGAAATTTCATGAGTAAGCTGCTCGATGTTCGTACGAAGCTTAGTAATATTTTCATTAATATCTAGAGTGGGCATTCTACTCATTTAAAGTTTGTACCCTTTAAATAAGTAGAGCATGAAGGTTCTCACCAGAACCGGGTACTTGATAGATTCGGGACCAATTCAAGAAATTAAAAAAGAGCTTACGGTAAGACCGATAGTCAATGGGGATTATGGATTTCCTCCACCACCTTTCAAAGTTTTCCGACCAACTAAGAATGGAGTCTGCGTTCCAAGATTCTACGGAACTCATAAGGTTGGACAACCGGACCAAGACAAAAGACCCGAACCCACCAAAATCAAAACGAGATTTGTTGGACAACTCAGAGACGCCACACATCAAAATGAAGCAATGTCAGCAGCAATCCAAGCTGGTCATGGCGTCCTCTCTTTACCATGTGGGTATGGTAAAACAACGGTATCCTTGGCCATAGCATGTAAGTTAGGGTATCGCACGATGATTGTCGTACACAAACAATTCTTGGCTGACCAGTGGAGGGAGCGAATACAACAATTTTGCCCAGGTGCCACAATTGGAGTTGTTCAACAAGATAAGAAAGAAGTCAATTGTGATTTCGTCATTGCAATGCTCCAATCCTTATCTTTGAAAGAGTATAGTTTCACGGATTTTGAGAGTATCGGAACACTCATAGTGGATGAAGCACACCACATTTGTGCCAAAGTATTCAGTCAAAGTTTATTCAAACTTTGTCCCCGACATATTTATGGTCTCTCTGCAACACCTGAAAGAAAGGACGGTCTTACCAAAGTGCTTCACTGGTTCATGGGTCCTACATTTTTTGCAGTTGAACGAAAGAATCAAGAACAAGTTGAAGTATTTCCAGTGACTTTTGATTCACCAAATTATCGAAATCCACCACCATCCATGAGAAATGGTAAAATTTCAATGCCCAACATGATCACCGAACTCGTGGAAGATCGTATGAGAAACAAGATGTTAGTCGAACTTGTAAAAAAAGCCTCAGCTGGCACGAGACAATTATTAGTTCTCAGTGATCGTCGTCAACATTGTGAATTTCTTCACCAATGTTTTCCCAAAACATCAGGACTTTACATGGGTGGCATGAAAGAAGTTCAACTTCAGGAATCGTCTAAAAAGAAGATTATATTCGCAACGTTCAGTCAAGCCCACGAAGGTCTCGATATTCCTACACTTGATACGGTTATATTAGCATCACCCAAATCTGACATCACTCAGAGTATTGGTCGTATCATGAGAGAAACAAAAGGAAAAAAGAACAGTCCACATATTTACGATATACACGACCCATGGTCAATTTTCACAGCGATGTATTACAAGCGAATGAAGGTCTATCGTCAAGGTGGATTCAACATTCACGGTAAAGTTGTAGATGAGAAGAAGAATGACTTCCCTCAGGGAAAGTGTCTATTTTTATAATCTAAATATCTATTAAATGTCAGGTGCATTAATACAACTTGTATCCAAGGGTGCTCAAGACATGTATTTTATTAGTGATGAAGGACATTCATTCTTTCGCATGAAATTCATGAGACATAGGAACTTTTCGCAAGCCCCTAAATTTATTAAAACTATCTCAGATAAAGACGCTTCAGTAACCATACCCGTACTAGGTGATGTTATGAACGCACTTTGGATTGATGGTAATAATAGCACATTAGATATGTTTTATAAATCGACTATAGATTTGTATATTGGTGGACAAAAGATTGATTCACAAAGTTTTGATTATTATGCCGATATATGGCCAAACTATTTGGCAGATACCTATAGTAAATCGCGAGAATTGAACAATAATTCTTCTTCTGCAAATCCTAGTTTTGTACCTCTTCAATTTTTCTTCTGTAATCACAAAGCATTTTTACCATTAGTTGCACTCCAAAATCATCAAGTCGAAATAAAAATACATTTTAATGAAACAAGTTTATCCGGAATATCCGAGACTGATAAACGTGTTGATATATATGGCAATTATATATTTTTAGACAAAGATGAAAGAGAAGACATGGTCAAACGTAATATGGACTTTGTCATCACACAGGTGCAAAAAAGTGAACATGAATTAAATACGACAGATGGTTACAATACAATTGATATCAGTCAGATAAATCACCCAGTAAAATCATTATTTTTCGGATTTGATGTTTCCAGTGACGATTATGAAAATGATTTTTTTACATTCTCAGGTGTCGATTTACATATTAATGGAACACCCTTGTTTGAAAACATGAAACCAGGATTTTTTCACACTATTCAAAATTATTACCGTTCTGAGTTTGGTGTTTCAGAGTTTAATTCTACACTCAAAATACCATTTTACACTAGATATTACGTGTATCATTTCTGCCTCAATGCATCTAAGTATGAACCATCTGGTACATGTAACTTTAGTCGACTTGATAACGCCAAATTGATTATAAGAGGTGCCCGAAAAGGTTCGTTACGCCCCAGTGACCAAACACTTTTTATATACGCTTTGAATTATAACATTCTTCGTATTAAAAATGGTCTAGCTGGAGTACTATTTGGAAATTAAATTTACCACAAGAGAGAATCTCGAGGTAGATTCAACATAAATTTACGCCCTGATGGTATCAGAGACGGCAAGTACGACAACGCCGGCGAGAAAAGCCATGATGACGTAATTCAATTCAGTTTCTTCGCGACCAATCTGAGGCTTAGGAGCCTCTTCAATTTTGGATTTCACGACAGGCTTCTGCTGCCGGATGGGAGGTTCCAAATCCTCCAGCGGACAATACGCTATCATTTATATATATTTAGAGATTAATTTCTGTCTTCTTCTTTCGCCTGGTGCGCTTAGGTTTAGTGGAACCACCAACATTTACCTCCTTTACTTCACCACCAGTGGACTCACCTGAAATCGACACGATGTCAGACATATCGTCATCTTCGTCAGGAGGAGGAGTTATTGTTGTATTCATGGGGGGTGGTGGAGGCATCATTATTCCACCCATAAGACTTGAAATATCTACTCCTGGACCCTGCATCTCATATTGCCCATTTGTACCACCGACAGGTGACTCAGTCGCAGGACCATCAGGAGATCTGGTTGTGTTTTGAACAGCCGCCATCATATTCTTCACCAGGTCTGGGTTCTGTTTCATCACATCATTCATATTGGGCATTACCGATTTGAACATACTATTGGTAAGGTGAAACATCATCGCAGAACCACCCAACATCATAATCAGCTTCACCTCTGGAGCAACACTGACCTTAGAACGATACTTTACATAAAGTTCCTCAAAAACACCATCATAGTCGTCGACATTCTCCATAACACTCTCAGACCAACCATCAAGCTGAATCTCAAATGGGTTGTAACGTTTGTTTAAAAACTCGAGACCCGTTACACAAGCTACAAGCATTCGTCGAGAAAAACGAATCGATTGCTCTACATCGATACTATATGTGATACGTTTCACCTCAGACCTCAACTCTTCGATATTGGAGTAAGCATTGAGCCTTTTATTGATAGCAAATCCCTTCTTTTCCAGACGAGCTAATTTGTTCAATAAATCGGATTTTTCTTCATCTATAGAAGTGTATCCCTTCGAGGGAGTTTCTTCCTGAAACCCGGCACCCATGGGTTCATCATCGTTGTAAAACATAGGTTCGTTTTCACCATAGTCAATCTCTTCATCTTGAGAAGTTTGCTGAGGAGCCGATTGCTTTGTGGGATTTACAAATGCATCCATCGCCTCTTGGTGCTGCTGAGGCTGTGTCTGACGCGCAGGCTGACTTGGTCTCGGAACCGGTTTTGGTCGAGGAACAGAAATTTGAATCTCATCCATGAGTGCCTGTTCATCCGCGTCTAATTTCATGACAGTGGTGTTTCCCCTGTCGAGTACGATTTCTTCGTCCATCTACTCTCTATATGGAAACTAAAAAAATACCTTTAACGCACTTTAAAAAAATATATGTACATAGTAAATGTTCAACCTTAACAAAGCGAACCGTGAAGGTCTCAAATGGATCGGTGTTCTCTTCCTCATCATACTTGGTCTCATGATGTTCCGTGATACCAGCATGTATCAGCCCAGGCCAATCATGGTTACTCCCATCCGCGAGGGTTCCATTTTCGACCTGGAGAATAAAGTCGAGTGCACCCCAGGTAACAAAGATGGTAGTGCCTATACCAAGTCTTTGACACCAGGTGGTCTGTGTGGCGCCCAAAAGCTCGTCTCCGATCTTTCGAGTTATGAGATCACGGATGGAATCGGCGGATCTTTAATCTAAGCTAAATATAAATGGCTCTCATCACATCCCCAACTGAGACTATTCCAGATCTTAACTACGAGTATCATACGATAACAATTGATAGCAT